AAAATGAAGATCAGGTAGTTTTCAGGGATGTCTTTTCCGTCTACCTGAAGTTTGAAATCAAACTTATCTACCAGTTCTGGTTGCAACCAAGTCCTGTTGAACAACGCCACCCACATGTTCAGCCCCATGACGCTGTAGTGGTTGTCGTTAAACTCATGCCCCCGCTGGCAGTCAGGGGCTGGTACCTCAACGTACACCTTGCCACCCTTCTTGAGCACCCTGTTGAACTCATACAGGGTAAACAGAGGGTAGGGCGAGTGCTCCAGAGCATGACGGCACCAGATCATGTCCACAGTGTCGTTTGACATGAAGCCCAGATCTGAAAAGTCGCACTGGTGGACATCGAACATCTTCTGTCTGCAGGCATCGGCATCGTCTTTGGAAAGAGTGATACCTGTGCAGTCGTCATAGCCTAGTTTTGCCATCTCCTGCATGAACAACCCTTGACCGCACCCAATATCCAGAATCTTGGCGTTCTTGTCCAGATTCATCAGCGGCACATAATGATTGACCATCTGCGGAATCAGTTGGGAATGGAAGTTGCCTTCTTCTGGTTCTGAGTAAACAGTGTTCAGAGCCAGTTGCTTGTAGAAGTTGAATTTGTCAGCCTGCATTAAGTAGTCCTACCTTTTTTAGATAGTCAGAGACATTGCGGTTCATGGATGCCAGTTCTGGCGTGATGCTGTCTTTAGCGCGGTTACCGTCCCTTGTAACGCTGTTCATGATGAGTCTGGGTTGTACTTGCTCTGCATAGGCTACGCAGGCAAGAGCAGAGGCGATTACGCGGTCATCCTTGTTCCTTCCTGATGCTTCGATACTGCCTCCTTCCCTGATGATGGTCTTCATCTCTTCGATGAGCTCCATGCTGTAGACGTTCATCATGCCGCGCTCAAAGTAGTCCTTCATGTAGGACAACATCCGTTCCTTGGTAGCGGCAGTGGTGAGGTTTCCAATGCTGTTGCTAGGCCCGGACATCGATTCATTACGCCTCCAGATGTAGTTCTGCATACTGCCCAGCACGTCCATCAGATCGCGCCCCACAGCCCCGCCAGCAGCGGTTGCCAGTCTTCTGAGGTTCTTGAGTTCGTTAATGACCGCCTGACCCGGGCCGTTGATCTCAAGGTTCAGTGTGGAGTTCTTGTAAGCGCCAGCAAGGTGGGCAATCACCCAGGCGAACTGGTACGTGTTCAGTTCTGAAGTGGCAAACTCTGCCACCTGATCCAGACCGTTGGCATACACCCTGTAGACCTGAATACAGAACCTGTCAGCCCAGTCTGAAGACCCGTAAGCAGGGTCAGCACCAATGACGTAGTACGCAGTGTCTATGGGCTGCTCGTAGACGATGAGGCTAGCAAGACGCGGCGTGGACTTCAGAACGTCTGTATCTTGGAAGAAGGTTCCGAATGAATAGCGGAAGTATTCCGCATCAGTCTTCTTGGCAATCTTTGCCATCTCCGTACATCTGGAGTTAGAGAAGAAAGACGTGCCAGTCATCACAAAGGCATAGTCTTCAGTAGGCGGGAACTCCTGATACATCAGGGACTCGTCTTTAATACCCTCGTGCAGCTTCCAGCGCCACCAAGCAATCTGACGGCTATTTATCTCCACACCATAAAGTTTCTTAATTTCTTTAACCCAATCCTTTTCTTCAGGAGTGAGCTTGCCATCCCAGTAAACCTTGTAGACCGGCGTGTCCCCTTCTACGGAATAGAGTTCGTTACGCCACCAGCCACAGAAGATCGCACGCTGAGTGCGCGCTCTTTTCGCAGTCACGTACATGTCGTGGAACATGTTGAACCCACGCGCCGTACTCTCAAACATGTACAGACGGTTAGGGTTTGTCTCTGCAAGAGAAGCTAGCAGGGAGGCTAGTCCTTCTTCATCTCCCCATGAACTGGTTTCTGTTCCGTGCAGGTAGGTGATCGCCTTACCTCTACCCAGACTTCCCTTGGCTCGCAAGCCAGCGACTTGATAAAAGAGACGGCTTCTGTTTTTGAGGGAAAGTTGGTTGCGGTTATGTGCAATAAGCGGGATTCTGTACTCTTTAGGCAGACCCTCCATATACATGGATAAGGTGGATCTGAACATTTCTCTATTTTCTTCAGTATCGGTCGTAAGCGTGCCCTGTAATCCTGGCGTGATGAAATGCCAGTAAAGATCCAGTGCCAAGCTAATTGTTGTGATTCCAAGCTGCCTCCCTTTAAGAATCACAAAGAAATGAACGTCATCCGCTAATCCCTTAGCAATCTCGTCCATAACATATGTCTGCGTCCCCAGCAGACGATCCATCTTCCTTAATCCCTGTTCTTTAGTCTCAATCTTTAATTGAGAACAAAACGAATAGAACTGATTGAGATTAAAGTTCACCTGATTCTCCACACACGCACGTACTCACCCTCTGTACGTGACATAAACACCCAGCCCAACTTCTTGGTAGCCCTGCTGTTGGCGTTCATCACGTTCGCCTTGTGCGCCACAGGCACCTGAAAACTATCCCCAACAATCATGTCCGCATGGGGATACCTGAACACCTTACGAGGCGCAGGTGGCACCACACCAACCTCAATCTCTAACTTCTCCATCATCACCTCACTAAATGAGTACATCACTCATCATATCGTATAGGCGAAAAAAAAGCCCGCAACAACACGGGCTAACTTCAAGCACAGGAGGAAACCTGTAACCACAGTCTACCAAAAACACAAATTTTCTATGGGGGGAGACCCGGGGGGTGCTCGCCCACACGGCCCCTCCGACCCATCGCACAGGGCCGAGTCGCACTGGCGTCGATCGCCTACCCGACCATTCCGTCCAGACCATGCCTAGAACGCGCTAGGATCGCCTACAGCGCGTCGGTCGACCCCGAGCTGTGCTCACCCCTATGACCGGAGCCCCGATCGATCCTAGACCCCACATAGATAAAGACTATCGTCGGGCGGGTGTCGGTAGTCCCCCTGATCTCCCTTCTGTCCTATCCATTACTTAACTATTACCTACCCCACTATTATATATATAGACTATTAACAATTTACAAAAAAGATACAAACAGGACTTGTATCGAAAGACTCATTGTGTAATCATCTCATCACTGCACGGCATGTGCAGCATCAACTAGGGGGATGTTTCCCATGTCAAAACCTCTCGGCTATATCGCATATGAAGGCCCGTCACTGATCGACGGCGCTCCGATCGTCGTCATCGTCACGGGTCTGTCTGGATCGTCGAATCGCAAGACAGGATCGATGATCCAGACGTTCATCCTGCGCCAGGACGTCCACCCGCTTGAAGCACTGAAGTCGGGACAGGACGAGTCTATTTGTGGACAGTGCGAGCACAGGCCTGCTCTGGTACGTGCTGGCAATGGCAAAGCGCCCTGCTACGTGGACGTTAGCCGTGCTCCTGCGGCTGTTTGGCGCGCCTATCGTCGGGGCCGGTATCTGAAAGCGCCTATCCACGTCATCGCACGGGCGATCGCAGGTCGAGTGCTCAGAATCGGCACGTATGGTGACCCTGCGGCATCACCTATTCGGGTCTGGCAAGGTCTGACAGTCTATGTCGCTGGATGGACGGGTTACAGCCATCAATGGCGCGTTCTGGGTCGTGAATGGATGCTCCTGCTCATGGCAAGCGCCGATAGTCCATCCGATCGTGCTGATGCGAAGTCGGCCGGATGGCGAACCTTCAGGGTTTCGATCGGTCTCGATCGTCAAGATGGCGAGATCTCATGCCCTGCTAGCAAAGAGGCGGGAGTACGTGTCACCTGTATCGATTGCAAACTGTGCAAAGGCGCTCAGATCCAAGCAAAGGACATAGTCATTGCCGATCACGCACTCGGGCATAAGCGCCGCGTCATTCAACTTCAGCAGGAGACTTCGTTATGACCTATCGTTCACCATTGCAGAGCATCCGCACCTATGACCTGACCGCGACTGGCACGAAATCCGCGCGTGTCGTCGCACTAGCACCATCGCAGAAATTGAGGCGCGATCGACAATGCATC